CCCAGAGAGTAAGAGGGCGATTGCTTTCAGAATGCTCTCCAAAGTGATTCCCGAGTGCGTTTGTATGTCGGGTACTCCCGCTCGTTCTAAACCAGCCCAATTCTGGACAGTTTTGAATATCATGATGCCTGCTGAGTTTCCGAATTACTACAAGTACCTCTATCGGTATTGCGAACCGAAATCTACTCCGTGGGGGATGCAGTTTAATGGCGCGAGTCATGTGCAGGAGCTTCACTACAAGATGAGTCAGTGTTTGCTGCGCCGCACGAAAGAAGAGGTTATGAAGTGGCTTCCGCCAAAGACGATGGAGGTTGTTCCTCTTGAGATTGATAAAACGCTTGAGAACGAGTATCGTGATCAGGAAGCGGAGATCTACAAGGAGGGTACCTCCGATCTGCATCAGCGTGTTGCTGATTTGATGAGAACTGCTTATGCACTGAAAGAGAAGAGTCTTCTTCAGTGGGTAGAGGATTTCCTGGACTCCGGAAACAAACTGCTTCTCTTTGCCTGGCATCGCGATGTTGTAGATCTTCTTGTCGATTCTTTGAAGAAGTATCATCCCGTCAAGATCTACGGTGGCATTTCGGTTGCTGCCAGAGAAGAAGCCAAAACAGCCTTCATTCAAGATGATGCATGTCGTATATTGGTGGCGAATATTCAGGCTGGTGGCGTTGGAATTGACGGGCTTCAGAAGGTTTGTAATCACGTAGCGTTTGCAGAATTTTCTCACACACCCCTTGACCATCGTCAGGCAGAGGATCGTCTTCACCGTGGCGGTCAGGATCTTCCGGTTACCAGTTATTACTTGATTGCTCCTGGGACGGTTGATGACGATTCCGTAGAAGTCCTGGACGACCGCGCACAGATGCTTGATAATGCCCTTGACGGACACAAGACGGCAGATGTGAATCTGATCGGGGAGATACTTGAACGGAAGGGAATCAAACTATAACAATCTGGATTCAGTAGAATAGGATTAGTGATGCTTGAAAGAGAGAAGATCGACATATCGCAAGACAGGAAGTTACTCGGGCAACTGATAATGGATTCCACTCTTCTAGGGTCTGTTGTGGTAGTTGGCCGTCCGGAACTTTTTGATTCAGTTGTCACGAAGACAGTGGCGCAGTGGGTGTGGGACTATTACCTTCGGGTGGGCGAAGCCCCAGGTAGGGCAATAGTTGATGTTTATGCCCAGCGTTCTGCTGAACTTCAGCCAGCCGATCAGCAGTTGATATACGATTTCCTCTCTCATTGTTCCGAAGAGTGGGCTCCCACCAACACAAAGTTTGCCCAGAGCGTTGCCGAGAAGTTTTTCCGGAAGCGCGCCCTGGCGCAATTAGTCGAACAACTTCAGCGTGCTTGTGCCGTGGACGATCCGTCTGTTGGGGAGAAGCTAATTGCTGACTACTCTAAACCAGAAGTGCATACAAGCTCGCTAGTTAGCATTCTTCACGACACCCGTAAGATTGCTGATTCTTTCAACGAAGAGGAGAATTCTGTTTTCGTTCTTCCATACCAACTTGGAGAGATGGCTGGCGGATTCATTGCTACTGATTTCATCACATTCCTTGCTCCGCCAAAGAGGGGAAAGACCTGGTGGCTCATAGCATCTGCCCTATCCGCATTCATTCAGGGGCAGAATGTTTTGTTCGTATCCCTTGAAATGCCGGAAGAACAAGTTATTCGTAGGTTTTGGCAGGGTCTCACGGGGAGTTCACGATGGGGCGAGACAGTTCCTTGGCCTGTTTTCGTTCAGGACGGGAGCCAGTATTACATTGAGGATCAGCAGCGAAAGACAACAAAAGTTGACACCTCTATCGCCTCCATTTCCAAACTGCAAGAGACACTCGGGAAAATTTCTGGGGGTGGCGATCTTCGTATTGCTACTTATCCGACAGATACGCTAACGGTTTCTAAACTCCGGTCCGATCTGAAGACGATGGAAGTTTTTGACAACTTCGTTCCTACAGTGATCTGCCTAGACTACCCCGATATTATGCGCCACGAGAAGGGCAATGACGAAAGAGACCGAATCAATAATACCTGGAAGGGTCTACGCGGTCTTGCCCAGGAAAGAAAGTGTGTTCTTATTGTTGCATCTCAAACCGGTCGTCAGACGATGGGAGGAACTCGTGATGCTGGTGATGAAGATGTTGCTGAAGACATTAGAAAGATTGCTCATTGCACAAAATCTATCAGGATCAACCAGACGGATGAAGAGAAGGAACGCGGAATCTACCGCCTTTCCTGTAAAGTGACACGAGATTCCAGGGTTGTTCCCGATCAGGTGGTTTGTACTAATTGCCTGGACATCGGTCGTCCCTATCTTGAGATGCGATGGCTTCGGGAGATTGCCGCTCCCCAGGACGAGGAAGAAGAAATCCCGCGTCGTCATTCCAGGCGTTGATCTATAACATACCGTAACCCAATTCAAGAGGTTTTTCTATGAGAGTTAAATTCGTGAAGGTTGCTGACCTTCGCCCTCTACAAGATGCTCCGGTTTTCTCTACAGAATGTAAGGATTCCGGTCTAGTTGTCGTCACTCCAGAGAATGAAGTGATCTTCGGATACGAGAAGGTCTCCCATCTTCCAGACGACGTAGAAATCGAGGTCGTAGCGCTTGATTCTTCTTGCAATCCGAAGAAGATTATGTTGGGAATGTATTCTGCCGGACGCCTGGCGCAGTTTAACTGGAAGGCGGTTTGCGGAATGGATCCCGAAAGCGTTGGCTTCGGTCATCTTATCTGGCACGATGATGCTATTCAGAAATATGCGGACAGTATTCAGAATGTTCAGCGAGTAGCCAACAAGCCGTTATTCTAGGAGGATGTATGGCTGCACAGATTTGTTTCTCTACCCTCCCCGTTAGGTCAGTTCATTTCGGAACTTTCCTGGGGATTCCGAATGTCCTTCGCACCTCTCTTCCCCTGATTGATCAGGCGTTTCGTAAGAAGGATCCGAAGATTCTTGAGCATACTTCTTTCCCTCATCACTCTTACTGGGACATTGATAACCACCCCGAGGGATCGTTCCAGATTATGGACAGCGGGATGTTCGGCTTCCTTTATGGTACTGCTGGAAAGGGTTACCGAGATTTGGAGGGTGTAGAAAGATGGGCTGACTACTACACCTATATCATCAACGAGCATTTTGAGACCCGTTGTAAGACGAAGAATCGCCCTTACTTCGTTGATATTGACGCCCAGGAAATCATCGGTGTCAAGGCTGCCGATGCCCTTCGTCAGAAGATGATGGACGCTTGCCCGAATGCAAAGTGGATTCACGTTTGGCACCCGTGTGATGGAAAATACGGGCTGGACAAGATGATTGAAATGTCCGATTACATGGCGTTTGCCCTCTCTATCGGTGGTGACAGTGGTGTTTCTTTGGGGCATCAGCGCATTGAAGAATACACTAACTGCGTTCGCTACATCAAGAGCAAGAAACCGGAGATTAAACTTCACGCTCTTGGAATGACGGATGCCAGTACAATGGAACATATTTACGACCTGGTTGATACTTGTGATAGTACCTCTTGGGTATCTCCTGGTCGTTACGGTATCCCGTCCGCCTGCTTCCACACGGGTTGGTCTCCGGAAGCAGTGCGGGCGGCTACCGACAAACTTCGTCCGATTATGCTTGATCATGTTATTCCCTGGCGACCGATGGGTCTTAAGCCCGGAACTGTTGATTCTCTTTGCTGGATCTTCATGACAGTCTGGGCGAACTGGATGCGTTTCAATAGCTACACCAAACAGACAGTGTACCCGCGCGGAGCGCTTCGGAAGATTATGGACAAGCTCTTCAGCGGCGACCTGGATATAACGGAGAAAGATCTGACGGAAGATCTCTACGAGATGGAGATCATTGAGCGTCCCGATGGTATGCTCTGCCCGATTCCGAAGGGATATTCTCACATTACCTGGGATATGTGCTCTGCCCAACCGTCCAACACCTATGGTAGTGGCAATGGTGTAGAGGCAGCACAGGCGTGGTTGAGAAAGCGTCTCGCGGGCTAAACTTATTCATAAGCGTGCGCTTGACTATCCGTGGGTCTAGCAATCGTAAATTAACAACACGGCTCATTGTAAAGGATATCCAATGAAAATCAAAACAATCCTCTTCCTTCTTCTCGCTTTCGTCTGCTTTGCTTCGGCACAGTGGAATCTCGCTAATCCGAAATACGGGGGTAATTTTCAAGCCCGTGCAGGTTATCAGTACGACACTGAAGCTGATACAGTGACGACTTACGAGAAGTTTCGTGCAGTAGTTGACGGGAACATTGAGGTGATGGTCGCTTTCACTGACAATCAGCTCACATCATCGTCCATTCGCTTTGACATCTTCGATTTTGCTTCCCCGTTCTTGACCTATTCTATGGGTGAGATCAAGGCCGGCTTCGCTCTCTATTATGACCTACCGTTTAGCGTCTCGCTTGGTGCAGAGGCCGCTTATCTGGCAAGAGCTAAAGAAGTGGAAGTCGGAGGCGAAATTGATTACTTCTTCTGGAAGTTCCTGGCATACGCTGGTGGTACTTACACTACGAACAAAACCACTGTTCCCTATGTTGGGCTAGTGTATAATCACAGTAACACCTGGGAGGTTGGGGTTTGCGTCGTCCAGATTTATTCTTCGTCGGACCTGCTAACCACAATGATCTCTAGCGATGTTACGCTGAAGTTCTAGCCCTGCAGAAAAAATTAAAAATTTTTAGCTCAACGTCTTGGATTTGACGCTGGGTTTTATTATTTTTAGGGTATAAAATTTAACATTTTACAGGAAAACCCACATGAAATGGCAAGAAATCGCAGAGAAACTTTCTCGTAAATCCTCTGAAACCCTTCTCATTCAATTGATTGACGGGTCAGAGTTTACATCCCCAGTTAAACTCACGAAACTCGATAAACTTACGAGCACCATAGGTTTTCCGGTATATCGCAACGGTGAGATTATCCTCAAGTTGTTTGGTAAGAACAAGGGCCGTCCAGATCTTTCCTGGATGGCCTGTTCTAATATCAGCGATATTAACTTCATCTAATTATCTCAAGGAGACCAACTAATATGCAACCGACTGACGCCCTCTACAAAGATTGCTTGGCACTTATTCGCTCTTGCGTTTACAAGCAGTGCTCTGCCACTCCCGCCCTGGAGTATGACGAACTTCTCAGTCAGGCTTCTCTGATTTTCTGCAATGCTGCCCTCTCTTACGATGAAAGTAAGGGCGCAACCTTCAAAACCCATCTTTTCAATCAGTTGAAGCGTTTGAGCGAGAATGTGGAACATCTTTATGGCCCTTCTTTGATGAAAGGCCCGAAGCAACTCCTGTTCAGTCTGGATTGGTATCACGAGAGCCCCGATGATACCCAGGAGCAGGAAGAATGCGTGAAGACATCCAGTACAGAGTATTGCGAGCGTCTCAGTGCTTCCGAAGATTTTCCCGAATTGGCTATGTATCGTGAAGTTCTTTCCGAGGACGGGAAACTGGTTTAT